TGGAAACAAGCAAGCAGCCTGCAGGAGTATTTAAAGGACGTATCGTTGATAGTCATGCACAACGGCATAAGTTTCGATGCACCAGTATTGAATCGCTTATGGAAGACTCAGATTCGATTGAATCAGGTCTACGATACATTGATAGTAAGCAGGCTTCTCGATCCGAGCAGAGAGACAGGACACAGCCTAGAGGCGTGGGGAAATACTCTGGGGTTCCACAAGATTGACTACACAGCCGTATGGCAGTGGATGATGGACAGGAAAGAGGAGTACAAAGGTGAATGCTTTGACAAGCCTATTGATAGTCTTCTTGAGCATTACTGCATTAGGGACGTTGAGGTTACTGCTAAGCTGTACCATCATTTGGTTAGTGAGTTCAATCAGAAGGAGTTTAGTCTCGAATCATTAGAACTTGAACAAAGTGTTGCAGCTATCATTGCTCAACAGGAAAGGAATGGGTTTAAACTTGACCAAATCTATGCAACCTGCTTACTTACTGACATCAAGTCAAAAGTGGCAGGAATATATGAGCGAATGCAACAGAGATGGCCTCCTGTCACTGTTGAACGAATCTCTGACAAAACAGGAAAGAGACTCAAGGACAGCGTGGTTACTTTCAACCCCGGAAGTAGACAACAAATCGGAGAGAAGCTGAAGGAACTTGGGTGGAAGCCTAAGGACTTTACACCGACAGGTCATCCGATTGTTGATGAAGGTGTGCTAGAGAAGCTGAACATACCTGAGGCTAAACTCATTGCTGAGTATCTGATGCTGAACAAACGAATCAGTCAGATTGAATCTTGGATGGAAGCTGTAGGTAAGGACGGTAGGGTTCACGGTAAGGTCATCACCAATGGTGCTGTTACAGGTCGTATGACTCATAGTAGCCCTAACATGGCTCAGATACCTAATGCAGGCTCTATCTATGGGCCTGAGTGCAGGGAGTGCTGGACTGTTGAGGATGGTAATGTGTTGGTAGGTTGCGATGCTTCAGGTTTGGAGCTTCGTATGTTGGCTCACTATATGAAGGATCAAGATTATGTCAGAACTGTCTGTGAGGGATCATCTAAAGATGGAACAGATGTTCATACTGTTAACCAAAGAGCAGCAGGACTCGCTACTCGGGACAATGCAAAAACTTTTATCTACGCATACCTCTATGGTGCGGGAGACGCAAAGATTGGTAGCATTGTTGGAGGAAGCGCAAAAGATGGGGCAAAGCTCAAAGCAAAGTTCTTATCATCACTTCCCGCCCTCTCCCGGCTCTTGGATAGAGTTAAGCGACAAGCAGCTAAAGGATGGGTTCCCGGCTTAGATGGTAGACGTATCTGGGTTAGGTCAGAACACGCAGCGTTGAATAGCTTACTGCAAGGTGCAGGAGCTATTGTGATGAAGCAAGCATTGGTGTTGTTTAACGACAAGATCAAGAAGTACAAATGGAATGTGAAGCTAGTAGCTAACGTCCATGATGAATTTCAGTTTGAATGTAGTAAAGACATAGCTGAACTTGCAGGCCTTGCTGCTAAGATGTCAATCGTTGAGGCAGGAGAATATTTTAAACTTAGATGTCCATTGGACGGGGAGTACAAGATTGGATCAAACTGGCGACAAACACACTGATGACGAGGATGGCGCATACATAGGAAGTATTCGTATGGATGTCTTTGAAAATAATTTTGATATTTCTAAGACAGATAGCTTGACATTTGAGGAAGTTTATGCTATCCTATATGCTTCTCTGCAATACTTACACGGTGTTGCAAAGGACATGGAAACAGTAAAGAAGATCAAGGATCGACTTCACTAAGATTTAGCGAGTGTGGTGGAATGGTATACACAGCAGACTTAAAATCTGCCACCGAAAGGTTTGAGGGTTCGAATCCCTCCACTCGCACCAAGTTTCGCTCGAAAGAGCTTTTACAAAGGAAAATGAAATGAGCAGTATTAAACCCGTTAAAGTCTCTGGCTCCCTCTATTGGGCTAACTGGATGGCAAACTTCAACACTAAGTTTAATGAGGAGAACGATAAGTACGAATGTACTCTTGGTGATCTGTCTGATAAAGCAGCAGCAGCTTTGGAAGAGTTGGGTATCAAGATCAAAGAGAAGGACACACAAGGCAAGTACATTGTCGGTAAGTCTAAGTTCCTGTTTGAGCCTGTAGATGCTGATGGTAACAAGGTTGACATCTCTGCTATCGGTAACGGTACTAAGGTTACAGCACTGGTTAGCTCGTATCGTCACAAGATGTCTGCTAAGTTCGGTGCAGCACCTTCGATTCAGAAGATCATCATCACTGAGTTGAAGACATACGTACCTGAAGGTGAAGAAGAATTGGAAGATGTCCTCTAAAGCTAAGAGGCCAGATAAGTTACTCATAGACGCAGATTACCTGATCTACGCTATTGGTTTTACGTGTGAGGATGCTTCTGAGAGAATAGCAAAGAATAGGTTAGTAGAGACACTTGAAAATTTAGTCTACGTACACCTTAAAGCTGACTCTTATGAAGCATTCCTGACAGGTAAAGGTAACTTCAGATATGATATTGCTAAGACAGTACCTTACAAGGGTAATCGTAAAGATACCGCTAAGCCTCCTTATTACCAAGAGCTTAGGGATCACATGGTTAAACGGTTAGGTGCTGTCGTAGTAGAAGGACAAGAAGCGGATGACGAGGTAGCCATACGGATGTCTAAAGAGCCTAATACATACACTCTTGTAGGTGTGGATAAGGACTTACTTCAGATACCCGGATGGCACTTCAATCCTGCTAAAGACTTGGAGCGATATGTTAATGAATTCGAGGCTTATAAATCGTTTTGTCTTCAGTTGCTTACAGGCGACAGGACGGATAACATTCCCGGCTTACAAGGCGTTGGCCCGAAGAAGGCTGAAAAAGCTCTTAAAGACTCGAAGACTAAGCAAGAGCTTCTGGACACAGCGTGGGAAAAGTATCAAGAACTCGGCCATACGTTGGAGTATTTTACGGAACAAGGGCAGCTACTATGGCTGAGACGTTATGAAGGGGAGATATGGCAACCAAACGTAACCTGACAGCGAAGCAGGTAGCAGCTAAGTATGGCTTCCGCAGTGGCTTGGAAGAGCGCATTGCGGAGCAGTTGGACAAGGCAGGTGTTGAATACACGTATGAGAAGTTGAAGCTAGACTATGTAAAGCCAGCATCGAAGCACGTATACACACCTGACTTTGTGCTCTCTAACGGGATTATCATTGAGACTAAAGGCAGGTTCTTACTTGCTGATCGTCAAAAGCATATCCTTGTTAAGAGACACAATCCAACACTTGATATTAGGTTTGTCTTTAGCAACTCTAATGCAAGAATTAGCAAAGCAAGTACCACGACATATGCACAATGGTGTATAAAGAATGGATTTAAGTATGCTGATAAGACAATTCCAGAGGAGTGGATGGATGAATAGTATTTTTAAAATTTTAGAGAACCCTAACTTGAAAGAGTTAGCGTATGATGTGATTGATATCCTTGTTGTCGAACGACTGCAAGAACATTACATCATGTGTTTAGACTTTGATGACTTTGAGACAGCTAAGGACATCCTTGCTGTATTGCGTTACTTCACTACGTATGAAGAGTTCAATGATTTCTTAAAGGAGACTCGTGATGCAGGTTACACTGATCAAGGAAAATGAAGATGGTTCGGCTAACTATAGCTTTGACCTGACAAGGGAAGAAGAAGAGAGCTTAATCCGTGCTGGTATTCTGTCTGCTTTGAAAGAAGCTATCCGACTAGGCGATGAATTGAAAGTAGTAGAGGAAGAAAACAATGAACAAAGTACGGACAGTATGGGCAACTCCTGAAGGTGAAGACCTCATAGCGTACATGGCTCGTGTCAGTGCTCCTGCTAACCAAGATAACAAAGAGACAGCACCTAAGCTGATCAAGTATCTTATCAAGCACAAGCACTGGAGTCCTCTGGAGATGGTTAACATCTGTATGGAGATTGAGACTACTCGTGACATTGCTAGGCAGATTCTTCGGCATCGTAGCTTCAGCTTTCAAGAGTTCTCTCAGCGATATGCAGAAGTAGATACCTTTGAAATCTCTCAGGCACGTATGCAGGATGAGAAGAACAGACAGAACAGCTTAGAGACAAAAGACCTAGCCCTGATGTATTGGTGGGAAGGTGCTCAAAAGCGTGTTCTAGGGGATGCTAGGTTCATGTACGAATCTGCTCTGAAGAAAGGCATTGCTAAGGAAATAGCTCGTAAGCTTCTCCCTGAAGGTCTGACAATGAGTAGGATGTATATGAATGGTACACTTCGTAGTTGGTTGCACTACATTGATATCCGTTGTGATGTAGCCACTCAGAAGGAACACAGAGAAGTTGCTGAGCTTTGCAAGGCAGAGATTGTTAAACACTTTCCGAATGTGATATCATATGCTAATTGATCCACCACGAGGATGGGCTTATGGGTTCCCTAAGAGATTACCTAGTCCACCTCCTGAAAACCTGCATATCTGGTTAATCGAACAAGGTTACCCAGAAGCAGAAATTGAAACCTACGGCAAATACTTCTTTTGTCGTTACATTGCAGAGGATGACAATGACCTTAAATGAGTATCAACAACTAGCGTATAAGACAGCACTAGAGACAGCTAAGAACCCTGCTTACATGGTAGCTAACCTTACCTCTGAAGCTGGAGAGGTGTCAGGTAAATATGCCAAATGGGTTCGAGATGGTTTCTTGGATGAAGTAGGAATGCAGAAAGAAGTAGGGGATGTCCTGTGGCAGATTGCAGGACTGTCTACAGTAATGGGTTGGAGCTTGGCAGATATTGCTAGTCAGAACTTACGTAAGCTTGCAGAACGTCAAGCTAATAACACTTTGAAAGGATCAGGCGATGA